ATTATTAAAAATTAATAGCTATTATTATGAATAATAATATTAATAATAATAATAATATTAATAATAATATGAATAATAATAATATTAATATGAATAATAATGGAATATTTAATCCTATTATATGGGGTCCTCATTATTGGTTTGTATTATATACAATCGCTTTGTCATATCCCTTAAATATAAATGAAAGCACAAAAAAAAAATATTATGACTTTATAACAAATTTGCCATTATTTATACCTGTTCCTGATATTGGAAATGTATTTAGTAAGTTTTTAGATGCATATCCGGTGACGCCTTATTTAGATTCGAGAGAATCACTTACAAAATGGACACATTTTATACATAATAAAATAAACATTTATTTAGGTAAACCAGAAATGTCATATTACGATGCTTTAAATAACTATTATGCAAACTATAAATTAAAAGAAATTAAAAAGGATGACGAACGAAAAAATAAGCACAAATATGTTTTTGGAAGTTTATTAATAATAATAATAATATTAATTATATATTTATATATAAAATAATGGCAGCAAAATTCAAACTTAAAAAAAAGAAAAAGAAAAATAAGTATCCTATTTTAAGAATAGTATTGATAACTATATTAATATTAATTTTATTATATTTATATATGAAATAATAATATGAAACTTGAATTACTTATTTTATTTATAACGGTTCTAGTATTACTTAATACATATTTTGAAGGTAAGTTAATAAATAAACTAAAGCAATATGAAAAATATTATAAAATGGCTTTTTTCGCTTTTATTGGATTATGTGTTTATTTATATATAAAAAAAGATCCAAATAATTATAGAGATTTAGTAACTAACTCAAACGGATATATAAAATATTTACCTATTGATAGAAACACAGCAAGTATTATTACTCCTATTATCGACTTTACATCAAACTCTATAACAAAAGAATTGAACAATAACTATAATATATACAATAATCCAAGCATTCAAAAATCGGTAACTTTCTCAAATCCTTCAAACATAAATCATAATTTATCAAAACAACAACAAAAGATTTTATATTCAGGAAATAGTTCTACAAAGCGAAGTGTAAGTGAAACTAAAAAGAAATTTGTTGCAGCATCTCAAAATTGGCATTGCAAACAATGCAAAAAACAATTACCTGCATGGTTTGAGGTAGATCATGTTATAAAATTGGAATATGGTGGCTCAAATAATATAGATAATTTGGAAGCATTATGTAGAGATTGTCATGGTAGAAAAACTGCTTGTGAAAATCTATAATAAAGTTTGTGTTAGTTTGTGTTAGTTAGTAGATCATAATTATTATAATATATTATATTATATTATTATAATATGCCAGATAGTTATGTTACACAAATTCAAGAATTTGTAAATAATAGTGTTACAAAAATACCCGAATTTATTAAATATATTAGCTTAATTTTTACAAGAATATTGGACAAAATTGTTAATGGTTTTATGGTAAAAGAGACGATATATAGTGGTGTTAATATTGAAACATCTAGTATAAAACATAAATATTATAGATATTTTATTAGCATATTACTTATATTAATATTATTTTTGTTTCATTATTTGAACACCAGACAAAATCTATTTTATATAAAAAACACCAAATATGAAGCATTACTAGAAATAATGTTAGTAGCACTTAGTATATATTTTTTCCTATTTTTTGTTTATAGAAATAATACTTCATGGGATAATCCAAGTAGTACTAATGACAGTAAATATAATAGTGATGTGCAATATGCCAATGTATATAAATCAAGATCGCTAATAGAACGTGATCTTATTAGAGATAAAGATATATTAAATAAAGATGTCTTAAAAAAATCAGTTTCTACTCCGTTATTTAACATGATGAAATATATTTTCTATTTATTGTTAACAATTTTAATACCATTATTTATAATAAGCTATGCTTTATATTCACACAAAGTAGATGATACTAATTATAACATTACAAGAGTTACATTAATAATAATAATAATTTTGATAATGTTATCAATAGTAGCACTTATTTTTTCTATAAAAACTCCGTCTTCTAGTATTTACTGTGAAATTAAAAAACCATCAAATGACGATGATAAACCTAGTTATAGCGAGCTAATAATGGCTTATGTAAAATATTTTGCATGCATATTTAAAAATCTTATATTTTTTATTCCTTGTTTAATAGCCATTTTTGTAAGTGAATTAAATAAAGACATTAGATTAACACCTTCTCCTGTTTATATATTATTTTTCATATTGTTATTGTTAATAACATTACTATTTTTGTTACCAATGTTATTCAATGCTATAAGAACATTTGATAAGAGTGATATTTTACAAGGTGCGGGGCCTTTTTATTTAAATAAAGAGCGCACTTTAGGAAAATATCAAAACCTAAATACCAATTTAAGAAAAAATGTTGAATTGCCTACTACAGTCCCAGAAGCAGAAGCCAATCCAAGCGAAGACAAAATAGATAAAATGTTATCCGCTTTTAGTATAGATAAAGCTCAATTAGTTTCTCTCTCCCCAAAAGCCAACACCATGATTAAAGAAAATGAGAGTTTAAATAAAACTTTAAGTGCAGTTTATAATAAAGGCAATAACACTGTTAATAGTGGTGCAACTAATAGCAGCAATGATCCAAATATAAAAGCTTACACTTATACACTATTTAAAGATGAAAATAGTTCTTATAATATTAAAACCGAATATTATAACTCTGTAGTAAGTAAAGAAAAATTTCCGTATAGTTATACCTATAGTTTGAGCTTTTATATATATCTTAATACGCAACCAGAAAACACCTCAATTGCATATACAAAAGATACTATACTATTTAATTATGCTTATAAACCCGTAATTTATTATAACGGCAAATCACAGAAAATAATAATAAAATCTAGAACAATCAGTAATAGAGGCGATCAACTGGATACAATTTATGAGTTGGCAAATCCCAAGTTTCAAAAATGGCTATTTTTTGTAATAAATTATGATAATAATATAATAGATGTTTTTGTAGATGGTAAGTTAGTTGGATCAAAAGAAAATGTATCGCCATATTTTAAAGGCGATAACATAACTATTGGCGAAAATGATGGCATTCATGGAAGTATAAAACAAATATATTATTACGATAAAATAAAAACTCCATCAACAATTGAGTTGCTATATAATTTATCAAAAAACAACGCAAAAGAATAAAAAAAGAATTTAAATAAACAAATTTAAAAAAAGAATTTAAAGAAACAAGTTAAAGAAAAAGTATTTAAAGAAAAAAGTTAAAAAAAAGAATTTAAAGAAACAATTTAAAGAAAAAGAATTTAAAGAAAAAAGTTAAAAAAAAAGAATTTAAAGAAACAAGTTAAAAAAAAGAATTTAAAGAAACAAATTAAAAAAAAGAATTTAAAGAAACAAATAAAAAAAAGAATTTAAAGAAAGATTTAAGACATAAATTTTAAATATTAAATATAAAATATTAAATATTTGAGTGTTGATTTAAACATTATAATATTTTTATATATAAAATTATAATGAGTGTAGTAAATATAATAATAGTAATAATACTTGTGGTTGTTCTTATATGGGGACTTAGGAATTTGTTTTTCAAAACAAATATAATCTATGATATTATGTGTGATGCAAGATTACCAGCTGAAAGGTATGATAGTGCTAATGCAAGCTCTTCTTTTTTTTCAAGTAATAAAAATGTGATATTTTCTAAAAATATACCAGAAACAAGTTCATCCAATTTTATGTTGAGTGTATGGTTTTATATAGAAAATTGGGGAGATAATATTTCAAATGAAAAGAATATTTTATTTATGGCAACTCGTGAAAACGCAAGAACAGTCCCAGAGTTACAAGTTGCTTTATCGGGTATTAGCAATAAGGTGACAATCGAATCGTCTGGTAATATTTTTAAAAATATAAATATTGCATTAGATAAATATGAAAACAATTTATTTATTGACATAGAAAGTTATTTAGACAAACCAAACAGTGGAAATAAGACTAACTTTGCAAGATATAAAATCCCTAATATATCCGTTCAAAA